TTTCCAGAGCCTAAAACCCAACCAGTTACGCCTGTCTCAAAATATACTATTTTACCAGAGACTCCTGTATAAGAAGCGTAATCGGAATATCTAGTCTCTCCTCCGTTAAACCCAGTAGATTGATCATACCCCTCAGTATAACCTGAGAAATTATAATCTCCAGTGAAACGATGCCAAGCGTCCGAGGCTAAACCTGTAATAGTAAAGCTATCATATCTTTGTCTGACTTTATCGGCTATAGCATCTAATTCATCTAGGCCATCTATCCCAGTAGGATTATAAACAGTTAGAACTCCAGTGGTCGTCGTAGAAGAGAAATTATTGCTAAGCCTAATTGTCTCGTCTTCTAAATTGACATCTAAGACTTTGCCGAAATTAGTTATATTTGTTTTTAATTCATCTTCTATTATAACCAAATCTCCAGGTTTACATAAGAGAGTCTCTAAACCTGCAGTGAAAGCCACTTGTTGGTTTTCTTTTATTTTAGAAAAGATTTGATGTTCAGCGGCTCTACGAGCCATAGCTCTAGAGGTTATCCCGATACCATCTATACGTTTCTTGAAAATGCCACGCTCTTCTTCGTCTTCTACGACTTCTATTTTAGGTTCATAGCTATTAAATCTATCTTTATATCCTATTTCTATAGTATTGAATTGCTCGTCCCTTCTATTATTAGAATAGAAAAACAAACCATCCTTAACGCTTTCGTTAGTAAAAAAATTAATTGCGTCTCTAGGTCTATCGTCTACAAAATTAATCTCAGAATTACTAAAGAAAGTCCTTCCTCTGAAGAGTGCAGCGATAGTGTTTATAGCGTCAAATATCTTCTCCCCTTGATCGAAGACTATATTACAAGAGAAACGGGGTTCCTTCCCTCCTTTACCGTCTGTGACTCCCAAGAAATAACCTTCATTATCCACGTTATCACAAAATCTACCGATCTTATAAAGTTGCCATTTATTTATTTGATCGATACTGATATGAGAACCCATACCATATCGATTATTAGTTAAGAGATCATACAGTATCCATGCGGGATTGTCTGTCCATTGGAGAGTATCATGAAAGGAACCGTTCCAATCCCCTTTGTAAATTAATTTATTTTTTTGGCTAGCATTATCAAACTCTGCTTCGGAGTCATAATACCTTTTATCTATGCCGTTATTAGTAGGAAAATAGTTACTGGGGACTTTAACTTTTTTAAGTTTGCAGTCGTAACTCCTTTTAGGAATACTACTAAAAGATCTAGAATCTAATTTAGTACCCACTATAGCAGAGTAGGGGTAGGAGAGATCCGCGTTTATGATTTCTGTAATTTTATTAACTGCGACGACTTTATCTAATAGAACAGAATTAGTCTCATAAGAAAGTTTTGTCACCTTTACATATCTATTTTGAGTCTGCGCTTCATCGGAATTGCCAGCTTCTAAGGTTTCTAAACCACTAGATGTAAGAATAACATCCTGTTGAGTTTCGTTAGGGGGTAACTGGAATGGTTGAGAGAGGGGGTTAAGATTGTCATCTACACTATTTAATAACGCCACATACTCTTTACCCCCAGCTCCTTTATAATCAGGATTACCGATATCAATCATAGTATTTCCTTCTATCAAAGCTACGATTCTAAAGTCGTGAGTTTTGAATGGTATCTGCCCTTCTGAGCTATCACTCTTTTTCCCAATAGAACCAGTTTCCACACTTATATTCAATATAGCAGGGAAAGTCGTACCTATCTTCAGATCTTTTTGGTTAGGGGTCGATCTTCCATCTCTCACTTTATCGACATTTCTAATAAGAGTGTCTTTTAAAGCAGAAACATCTAAAGTTATAAAGACCTCTTCTACATTAGGGTTGTAAATTATATGTACTACTGAGATAGGTTCTTCCTCAAAATTAGATAGAGAATTTTCTCCCCAATCTGAATAATTCAGGTCTGATCTCTCATCATCGCTTCCTTCTGAAATAGGTAGCCCTTTATCCATCCTTGTGTTAAAGTTATCGACCGCTCCTCCTCCCCACGGCAAGATCTGCTTTTTGCTTAGCATATATACATTAGCGCGGATACGTTGAGGGGCGTTTACTTGTTCAAAACCTACAGCAATATCGACCGCCGCTTTAGCGGTTCCAAAAGGCCCGAATAGTTCTCTACCATAGTGATGATCAATAAAAATCTTTTTAAAATTATTAAAAGGAGATTGACTCTCTTCACCTTTGCGGATCTCAGCTAAAATATTACTATAATTAAATTTTAATTTATTTGTGAGAATAGAATTATTGGTCCTTTTTGCATATTTTAAAGAGCTTAAATCTTTTAACGCATCTATAACGTCAGAAGGGATTTTGAATGTGTAATTTTTCCCATATTTAGACAATTGATTCGATGTATAAGTAAAATTATCTGAAGTGTCGTTCTCTACAGGGAATTCAAAAATTAAGAATCCATGCATCTCTCCATTTAAAACTCCAGTTTCTGAAATTTCAGGGCAAGTAACATCAGTAACTGTTATACCTGTGTTTTCCATACGGGCAATGAGATTAAAACCATCTGCAAACCCATAAGGCAAAGTCTCCATCCCCATTAAGGCATCGCCATCTAATATTTGTTTATCTACTAAATTAGTATTTGAAGAAGTCACCTTGCATATAGCTACTCCTCCTAATTTATTCTTATTTAAGTAATTAGACAAAAGACCCTGTACATTTCCTTTATTCCAGCCCAATTTACTTAAAGCTCTATCAGCTAGGTCTTTTTGCCATTTATTTGTTTCTATACCTTCGCCACCAGTATACAATTCTAAAATATGATCGAGATCTCCCTGTATTGATGTGTTAAGAACTGTTGCGTTATTGGCAAATAGTTGAGAAGTAGAAGTTATACTAGGATTAAAAGCGAATAAAAATTTAGATGATGCTAGTGTATTATCTCCCCATATAGAACTTCCATCTTGGACTTCCCCTTTTGGTTGGGCATCATTCCTGTAAGCTGCATTTAAATCGCTATTCGTCGATTGCAATGTCTCATTAAGATACCAAGGAAATGTTTGCGCTGGAGACGGACCTCTATATTTAATAAAACCTCTGATAAAAAGAGCATAATGTGACCGTTTTTTTGGTAAAGTAGGTGGGTGAGGGTTTCCGTAATTGGCCGCGTAAGTATCGAGACTAATAATTAGGCGTTGATTATCTTCCATTGTCCTCAAAAAGAACATACTGACATCAGGCCAAGATTCGCCCTCAAAAAACTCTACTCCTCCAGCTGTAGATGATTTTAAAGATGTGATTCTACCGCCACTACTCCTATCGGTTACCTTCTTTAACTCTTGAAAAAATTTACTTAAATACGTAGCTCCTACTGGATTATTTAATTCCATATTAAAAGAATCAATAGCTACGGCATCTAGAAGTGTTAGCTCATTAGTCTTTTTCGCAGATTGGTTAGTTACAGCCACAGGCGTATCATCTAAATAAATGCCTTGTAATACATTCAAACCATCTACTAATTCTCCATGCGAATTAACAAGACCTTCGATTGGTCCATCGCTTAATAAATCTAGCGTCTCTGCATAACTATGGGAAGCTCCATATTGGAGTTCCCCCATGACGGGAGGTTTATAGATGGGGGGTTTAGGTTTATCGGCCTTACCCCCTGCTCCTGCGATGCTTAGCTTTTTAAGAAGGTGTTTCATAATATTCTATTACCTATAAAGGTTGGGTTGCTTTCACTACCCTGTAAAACTTCTTGGGGTGGTTGATGTTGTGGATAAGATTTTATTGTAGCTTGTATAACTTGCGATCCGACTCGTAAGCGCCCATAACCTATAGGGATTGGTGATCCTTGGCTCGCTATGTTGGCGGTATTACTAAAAATTAGAGAACTTTTCGATGCTTTTGATGAGATTTCTAGAGCTTCGTTTTCAGGTTTAGGTGTTAGGGCGTAACTAATAGCTGCGAAAATGATTGAATTAGCCATAGTAGCCAGAAAAGTACCTGATCCTAAAAATGTAAAAATTGCTCCTATGGCGAGTCCGCTACCTGAGATGGCTGGGACAAGATCTATAGTAGCAGGATTTGACACATTCTCCATATCTGGGCCATTAGTGATTCTTGTTTTGTTTATGATCAGATCATAACAAAGCCCTTCTCTTTGTAACTCTACTAATCGTTGTAAAAACCCTTGTCTATTACAATCTATAGCTTCCAAAACATCTTTTGGGTTAGGTAGGTTTAATAGGAATGAGCTACCATACTCTCGCGCTAGAATTCCATGTATATTTACTATCGTCATTTTACAGCCTTTACCCTTTCTAGTATATTTACATCAGATTCTATAGTTTCGGGCGTATAAATATTTATTTTTTTTGTGTTAAGGCTGTATATCAAAAAAGGCTGGCAGCAATTGTCTGCCATCTTTACATCAAATTCAGATTCTTGTTCATCTCCTGTGATGTGGCTATGAAAAACCGCTACCATACTATAAGAATCTTTAAAGAGTAAATAGCTCAGAGGATTGATTAGGAAATGTGATCGAGGGTTTGCTGCTATATTATTCTCTTTTTGAACTATGAAATCTTTTTTTTCAGGATCATAACCTAAAAATCCACAAATTTCTTGCTTGAAATGCTTATGAGACATTTCTTTTATTTTATGTAGAGCTGTGACTTCTCCTTTACATTTATGTATTTCTTGCATAGCTAAATCCATCAGTTCCAGGAAAACCCCCAAAGTTAGGGAAGTCTGGTGTCGGGTTTGAGAGGAGAGTTAATGGGGCTTCTTTATAATCTTGGAGGATACCTGTAAATTCACCACTACCAGTTAAATGGATACTTCCTGTGTGAATATCTAACATTCCAATAGTAGGGGTTGTCGGAATCAACCCAGTTGAAGCGTCCCACCAAGCGACTAAGCTGTCTTTCCCGTAAGAAAGTAGCCCATCGCCGCTACCAGTTATCGTCCCAAATCGTCCAATACATTCATCATAATTTCGTGGAGCAAAATCTAAAGAATTAGAAACGTTAGTTGGAGTAGGTATCCTTTTGTAAAGAAAACTTATCTCTTCATCATTCAAAGGTCTATTCCATACAGCCCAAGGCCCAAGCGCCCCGTTCATTGAGGTGGTATAAGCGGGATCATCGGGGTACGCTTGGTTTCCACCATAATATTCAACAGCGCCCAACATAAATGTTTGGGGTAAGGCTTTATCATTAGGATAATCGCTCCAATTTATAGCTTCTCTTCTTTCTACGTTAGCGAAATCCCCCATAAGCCTATTATGATCCACAGACAGATTTTTCCCGTTTATATAAAAAGTAATATAAGTAGGCGGTTGACGATAGGGAAACCCCTGTATGATCGGTGAGACCCCCGTATGATTTGTTATGACATATTGGACCCACTCCCTTGAATCTCCACCTATTTGTTGTTCGTCCAAATATGTAGTTGTAAAAGAGTTTTTGGCATGACTCGAATCCGTAGAGTCTATCAAGTAACCCATATAATTAGCCGCAATTTGGTTAGTCTTATCACCCCTCCCATGATTTGTAGCGTTCTTGGTGGTAGCGTTTATATTTAACCATTGAGCGTTCGGCCAATCTTGGTCATCTCTAGGGGAAGTACTTAAGATCCCTGCTCCTGCTGGGCTATTATTATTGATATTAACCCAGCCCATGATGGTGAATTCTCCAGTTAGTTGACCCGTCAATTCGGAGGCAGTAGTATGAAATAGTCCAGCGTTGGTTGGAATTAATGTATTGCCGTCGCTTGGCAGACCAGAAATCTGAATCGCATTAAACCCGCTATTGATGTTTTGCCCTTCAGCAAACCCTATTAAATCCACTTTATTAAATCTTTTTTTACATGCAGCAAGTTTTTTAGTACACCCATCTCTTTGCCAGAAGCTAGGATTACCTTCTGGTGATTGTCCTATATTATTGTTTTGAACAGAGACATATGCTGTTTTTAATGGCTCCCCTTGTATATTCGGACCGTCAGGTAAGAAAATAGTAGGGCTTTCTGTTGTTACCACAGCGCCTTTACTATATGGTTCTAACTCATCCCATATAATAGAAGGGTCGTTAAGAAACGACGCTGCAGAACCATTTAGTGGAGAGTAATTAGGCGATACCCCACTCCCGTCGAGATCTTGGAAATTTTTGCCATCACTTCTTTCTATAGGTAGACCTTGATATCTACAGCCCTCCCCTCGGTATTGCCAAGGGCAGAATTTAGCGACAACGCTACGAGAATTGACACTGGAACTTT